ACACGGAAATAGTCCGTATTTGATGGAGTATCAGGTGGGTCATCATAAGTAAAGGTTTTATTTCCCAATGTAAAGTTACCCAATGGGTCATAACCATCAGGGTTAAACGTTTCAAAGTTTAACCTACGGAATCCAGTCGGAGGAGCATCCGCAAAGTCGTAGATGGTTGCCGTTCTCATATAAGTACGGAAGATGTTCTGATTGGTGACAGCCGATGCTGTCTCAATCCCCAACTTACCATTTACGAATGTGTCCATATAAATGGATTTGAAATAATCTGTATCGAAAAACTCCGATATAACAGAATAGTTTGTTTGAGCAAACACTCGGTCAACAACATCCTTCACACGGATTGCTGGCTTGAATACTTCAGGTGGAATTGAATAACCTGGTTGGTCAAATGAATAATCCTCACCAAAGGTGTATGTAAACGATGGTGTAAGACCCGTAGAACCACCAGGATACACTAATCCATAGTTGATAAGGGGATAGAGTATCTTACCACCAAAAAGTCCGTCTGTGTCGTTCTTCTTGGCTTCCCAACTGTCAACGATATTGTCATAGTTGAGGTCGTGGTTAAGGTCTGAATATTCCAAATCTCTTAAGTTGAGGTTTTGTATCTCTGAAGCAAAGTCCCCTACCTCACCCAAGATGTAAACTTCAAAGTCAGTATGACTTGGATTGTTAATAACTGCTTGTAATCTTAATATACCCTTGAATACGTCTGTTCCTCTAAACTGAACCACACAATCTATCTTGGTCAATGGATTAAAATCAATCCCATTGACCTCATAGTAGTGTTCAAATATCTTGGAGTTCTTGGACGTAGCAGGAATAGCAAACGTTCTTGAAAATGGTGATTTCCTCTGCTCTAAATCTCTAATATCCAATTCCTGTATAACAATAGAAATCGGGATATCTTCGTACAGGTCCAATTCTTTCCATTGACCCTCAAGTTGTATAATAAGTGATGTATTCATTAAGTTCTTTGTATTGCAATGTTATTTGAGTAAACATAACTCAATTCCAAGTTTACAATCGACTTGTTTCCTTTGTTCTTTCTTAAGTATTCACCAGAGATGATATTTATAGGTCTTAATCCCCCATCCTCTTTGATTTCATAAACTTCTGGTGATGTATATACCTCCTCCAAGAATACCATATCAGGATTGTTGATAAACCCTGAATTGATAACGTGAGTTTCTGACATTCTAATCTCAAAGTCGGTAAGTCCTCGTGAGTACTCCTCCTTTGATGGGTCATCTGAATCCCAATCTACATTCCACGTCTTAAAGGATTGTCTTTCGATGTTAATACCCTCATCTTTACCTGCGGTGAACGTATAGTAATCGTAAGTACCATAACGGTTTAACCACATAAGTTGTAGTTGAGTTGCTCCCGCTCTTGTGCAGATGGGTTCAATATTAAATGTAAAAACTTCACTGACAGGTGTATAACCTGAACAGTTTCCTAATGTATAAGTTGTCGGTACTGGTTGTGGTGCTATTCCCATAATTCTAATTTATTAACAAGGTCCTCCTATTGAACATACAAACGTTACTCCACTTCCTGATGAATTGTAGATTGCTCCTGATTGAACAAAGTCACCAGTGAATGGATTTGTAAGTCCTGTATTTTCGTAGATAGCAGTACCAGGGTTTATTAAACTCGTTACAGAGCAGTTTGTATATACAGTGATAGATGATGTTCCATTACAAGTACAAATACCACCTGTACAAGTTCCTAATGTACATTCTTGGATTGTCCAAGATTTGTATGAACAACTTGGTGTAGGAGTAGGTTGAGGTGTTGACGATGGAGTTGGGGTCGGTGTTGGTGTTGTTGGAACACCACACGCTCCATATTCTACTACGGTCATTGTTCCATATACTTCAGTTACACCACCTTCACATCCACAGAATGATTGTCCTGAACCAGGGTCTATCATAAGGGTCTGTGGGTTTTCATCACAATCGGTATAGTCCACTCTACATACACTCTCTGATAAAGCATCACAGGTTACAGAATAAGACCAACAGATACAATTACCACCACAATATCCACCGTCCACAATTTGTAGTTGTAATTCTGATTGAACAGAGTTAGAACATGCACAAACCGTTGTAGATTGACCAGGTGATAAAACACCCGTTATTGTATTTAGAGTATCACAATCAGTATATGTAAACACTGCCGTTTGTTCAAATGGATTACCTACCGTATAATTTTCACAAACACATTGAGGTGTCGGAGTCGGGGTTGGAGTAGGAGTTGGGGTCGGGTCATAAGGTGTGGTAGTACCCGTAAACTTACCATACAACTGTACTGTATATTGTACAGTCCCCGCTGGCATGATGTCCTCAAGGTTTTTAGGACCTGCTCCAACATACATAATGTTGTAGTCCGTATTACCTGTATTGACTTCCAAATAAATCGATTGATATACGTCATCACAATTTGTTCTTGGACCTCCACCATTGGTCGTGATGTTATCTAACGTTACAGCGGATAATACAGACCCTGAATCATCATAGAATGTGTATTCCACATAGTAGGGTTCTGATACTGTTGAACTATCGAGGTAATAGTTAGAGAATCCAAGTGTATAATACTCTGTATCTTGAATGTTTCTAATTCTTGGTGAGTTGGTAAGGTACAATCCCGATGTCGTGGGGTACGTCCCTGTGGGAGTACCCGACAATACAAATGGTGAGAAATTGAAATTCTGTTGTGTTGCCCTTCCATTAACCCCATAAGTTCCATAGTAGGTTTTGTATACACCCCCATCTACGGCAGGTGCTCCAAGACCATCACCTACACCAGTAAACCCTGTAACAGACCCTAACGCAGTATCTGAATACTCATATCCAAAGTATACCTGATACTTCACCACAGCGTCCTGATATGGACGTGAGAATGGGAATGTTTGGTGTTGATAAATTGGTGTTGTATTCCACCAACTGATTGGGTTATTTTCTGTATAAGTGTTAACCACCCTTGATACATCGATGACACCCAAGTCATAAGAGTTAGGTGTGGCTTTACCTTCAAATATCAAACTATCGTCCACATAGATGTTGTAGACATAACGGAATTTATATTTGTCAGTCGTGTCAGCAGAAATGGTATAGAATAGTCCATCACTAAATGCTGGTTGAAAGTTCTCTGGTGTGTGTAATATGTTTATCATAGTTATCTTCTAATTAATGATGGTTGTCCTTGTGCTTCATCACCTAATATAACATTCAAAAAATATAAAGAATAGTAATCTCCCAACTCTTCTTCTATTTTTGTTAAGGTTCTATTAATGGCATTTTCAATAAAGTTTGTACCTCTATATCCATACTTGGCAACTGAACGAGTGATTAGGAATGCTCTCTCCTCGTTTGATATAAACCTACCTTTTTCATCTCTGAATCGTGGTAGGGGTTTTATTCGTGCCCATTCACGTAATGCTGGTCTCATCTGACCTGTTCTTCTACCACTATTTGGTTTTCTACCCTGGTCAATAAAATACCAATAAGGTGCCCCCTCAAAATCTAATACCAATGATGGTTCTTGGTCGGGTTCTCCCTCCCAATACACATTCACAGATTTATACAGATTACCACTTGCGTTTGGTTTTGATATCGGTGTTGGATATCTACCTGATATGGGTTTGTTCTGACCACCATAAGTTTGAGAAGGACGTTTCTTACTTAATTGGTACTGAACCTCCTTCTTGAACATTAACGCTATTTCTTGTAATACTGGGTCTTGCATAATTAACTCCAATTACTATAGTTGTATTTTAACTTCAAGTATTCTGTTACTTTTGAGTATTCACTATCGGTTAGTGCTCTGTCATAAACAATCACTTCCATAATACCACTTAATAATTCTACACCATCATTACTACTATTATGACCTAATATTATGTAATCACTTTTATTTGATGGTTGAGATACACAATCATTTATATCCGCAGGTAATAATCCATATTTCGTATAATCTCTACCATCCATATCACCTATCGTTAATGAATTTGCTCTTTGTGTTGTAATACTAAATGTATTACCTGAATAATCATCATCATATTCTGCTTCTCTACAAGCAATAGTAGACCAAGTGATAATATCTTCACCAATAATACCATTTCCAAATGCTGAATTATTTATTACTACGGTAGTCGCTCCTGTTACTATACCCCAAATACCTTTTACACCATTATCAGGTCTTGTATGTACTACAAATGATGTTCCTTCAGTCCAAGTTTTATCAGGTGTATTGTGTCCTAATGCTGTTGATAATCTTGTGTCCCACATCGCATAATATCCATCACTATTGTTGGTGTAGGTTGATGCTGAATAAGATGGTGTCGCAGAGAATGGGGTTAGTGTAAAGTCATTACCTGACTTATCTAATACCTGTGTAATTTGTGTTCCCCCTGTTAAAGTAATGGTTGACTGGTCTTGGAAATCATACCAAGCATATAGATTTGGTAAATCGTTTGGATATTCAAAATCTGTATACTGATAACATGCATCCAAGTATTCATTAACAATAATATTCACATCCAATGCAATACCCCCAATATGGTCATTGAACCTTTCAAAGAAAGGTTGTCCAATGACGGGTATTTCCACGTCTATCTTATCTTCCAAGAATCCACGTTTAATCGAGGCAATAAATCTCTTGGCTTCCAATGACATATCTGAAACAACATCGGCTTCATTGG